CAGCTGTATATTGACCTGTACCATCTTGTGGATCGATACATGCTCCGTTTATGCAGTCAAAAGTTTCAGGTATATATGGAACGTTGTATTCACAACTACAATCAGGCGTATTAGCAGCAGGGTAATAATTATCAGCAGGACCAACCCAAGTTGGAGGTCTAAGTTGTGTTATATACGGATCTGTCGTATTACCATCATCCATACAACCGTATATAATAGGTGTAGGTGGTATTAAGTTTTGACAACCGTAAAGATAAGCTTCACCTTCATCACAGCATAAGCTAGTAGTTACACACTCACAATATGTTGAGAAGCTACCGCTACCATCACCTGGATCAACGCATTGACCATTTATACACTCATATGTTTCTACGTTAACACCACAAACAGCTTCACAAGCTGATAAAGTAGGAAACTCACCATCTTGATCTTGTCTTTCAATACATGAACTACCACCCGTACAACTTTTTTTAGACATTGCAAAACCAACTCTTGCAATAACAGTATTAGCACCAATTGCCGCTATTTCCGCTCCAAGATCAATGTAACTCATACCAATATAAAAATTACCATTATACGGCGCAGCACTAAAGTGAGTTGCAAAATAATTTATAGCTTCTTCTGCTGTTTCAAACGTGGCTGTTACAATAGGCATAAGTGTGCTAGGAACAGGGGGTCCAGGGATTGAATAGTTAACTCCTGAATAGGATACGGCTGGCAGATATGATATATTATCTATACCTCCGTAAAAACCATCTGTAAAATCTACTCCATTTATAGCATATATATTAGAAGTATTATTAGCAGGAGTACCTAATATAGTGTGATAATAATCATAAAATCTTTTTGTCGTGTTTCCACTTTGAAAAAACCAATTAAGTACTTCTTCATAATAACTTGCAGTTTGTTGTCCTGGTGGCGTAAACACCTCACCACTGTTGTTTTGAGCAAGAGGATTTGATAGACCGTAAACACCATTCCAACCAAGGCAGGGTGAACAATCGTAAGAAGTATAACCACCGCTAGTTACAGTTATATCATCAGCTTCATCTATACCTTGATACGAAAATTCTCTTGTATCTATGTTACCAGCTTTACCATCATCTAACCACTCAGTAGTTACACCTTTTATTTGTGAGAACCATTTACCTTCTTTTTCTCTAAACTCTTGCATGCTACCTTCTTGCAAGTTAGTTAACATGTTACTTACATACCAACCAGTGTGTAGATAATTATCCCAGTACTCACCAGAGTTTTGCGTGTCAGGTGTTACTCTTGATTGTGTACCTTCATAATTTAAAGTATTAAAGCTTTTAACTAACTCAGGCGCTTCGTTAAATAATACCTCGATACTAGAGTCGTATTGAAACTGCTGGCCATTAGGTATAGAGTAAAAATTATTTCTTGGTTGAGACTCTACGTGATGCTCGTGTATATGTCCATGTTTAAATGTATAATAGGTATTATTTAAACTAACACCACTTTCTTGTGCCCATGATTTAAAACTTGTCCAGCCTTTTGCTCTTTCAGAAAAGCTTACAGTTGTATCGTAGTTACCACTAGTGTTTGTATACGTTGAAACAGGATTAGGTTGAGTACCAAGAGCAACATGAGTTTGCCAACCGCTAGGATCAGATCCAAACAAAGATACTACGTCTGCAAAAACAGGTTCTGGATTAACTGTTAGTATTAGCTGACTAAAATTAACAGTAACACTAGTTACTAATGTATTAGGCGCTAAACCAGGACCATTTAATATCATACCTGTAGTAATAGCTTGTTGAGAAGAAGTTATTATATTACCAGTTGGTATATCATAGTTTCCACCACAACCACAATTTTCACCTTCTATTTCAACTATAAAGTTATCAATAACGTGCACAGGTTGTGCTACAGGATATTCGTTGTGATCTAATGTTAAATTATATTCATCTTTCTTTTCATCAAAGCTACCAATTAATCTATTAGCTAGTTTTAAATTATCAGCAAAATAATCACCCATACCAAAGTCTGATATTTGTGTAATACCATCTTGTGATAATCTCAACACTTGACCTCTAACTTTGTCTGTAAAGTAAGCTCTGTATGATTCATTAACAAAAGACTCTGGATTTGTAGATATACCAAAATCACCAGCGTAAGGTATTGTTTGACCTAATACTCTGTCAGTAGCTGTAACATTAGTATTACCATCAGCATTAAATAAAGCATCTTTATTAGCTAGTATTTTAAATACTTTATCTTCACAAAGAGTTAATAAGTTTGTGTTTCTAGCGTGCAGCTTTTGTATTGTACCGTGAGAAGGATTTAAATCTTTTGTAATTTTTTCTGCCTGTATAAACTGATTTAAATTATTAACACCAGACATTGAGTTATATATACCTGAGTAAATTAAACTACTACCTCTTCTTTCTTCTTCATATGGCTCTTCTAATGTAGTAGAAGCTTTTGGGCCGTTATCTATAGTAACTTGATTAAAGTCATCACGTATTCTATCAGACTCAACACCATTACCAAAACTAAAACAATTATGCCAAGGTAAAGTAACTTTATAATTATGCAAAGCTACATCTAAAGTAAACTCACCTGTAGCTTGATTTGCGTTTAAAATAGTAGTTTCTGTTTTACCACCATCAGATCTTGTAAATACTAACCTGTCATTAACTTGTGGATATTGTCCATTTGGACTAATAGCTGTATTTAGTTTTCTTCCATCAACATCACAGAGTGTTAATACATTATCTTGTAAACTTTCAACTCTTATATCTACAGCTGCACCTAATAATACTGAGTCTGTTTTTATATTTCTATATAATCCTGATGGATTAGTTGTTGGGTTTGGATCGTAACAAGTAACTTTACTATTAAGAATAGCTAAAGGTATTGAAGGATGTATAGGTCCTACAAACTGCTCACCTGTTTTTTCATTTAACTCTATAGGGTAAACTTGTCCAACTTCATAGTATATATTTAAATCAACACTTTCTTTTGGTTCTGTTTCCCATATAGCTGGATTAGTGCTAGAATATTTTTCTGAATCTGAGTCAACGTAAGGTTCTACTATTTGCCAAGTAACACTACCTGGTGGATTTGGTGAGCTTGAACTATATCCATTAGCATCAGTAGTTGCACCAAAAGGTACGCTGTTGTAACCAGAATAAACACCGTCAGAACGTATACCTGGTGCTGGTGTTGTTGGTAATGTTGATGTTTTTAATTCACCGCTGCTATTAAAATGAGGCTCTAATGTTGGTTCGTTTGTAGGTAAATATTTAGAACCTTGTTCGCCTAAGCCAAAACCACCCTCATAAGATTCAGCTACAAACATATATCTTCTTCTTCTATTAATAGACTTCCACCAATCTTTAACATACATAGGCCACATACCATGAGAGTTTGTTTGGTTAGGATTACCAAAACTAGCAATTGAACCAGTCGCCGGATTAATATTAATACTAGTAAATGTAGTCCAACCCCCGCACGTGTTGATATCGCTAGCTAATAAGTCGCGATAAGTAGTGACACTACCTAAAGCTGTTGTTGTTTTAGAATCACTATATTTCCAATGTTTGCGTCCTATAGTTTGAACCCCACCTTGAGCAAAATAAGTACTAGGATCATTTACGCTTTTACTGTTGCAACCACCAGATACAAAATAAGATACTTGTTTGTCTTTTCTAGTTGAGTCAAAATCTAAAGTAAACTCATCTATCCAATCACCTAATCTACAGTAGTTATAAAGAGCTACGCCGCTTAAGTTATCTAAAGGATCTATAAAAAAGTTACTATTTAATTCTTCGGCACTTATACCCCAAGCAGCTAAATCACTAACATTAGGTGTAATTGTTTTATATATTATTTGATCTGGATCTTCTGCCCAACGCCAAGTGCTACCAGGAGTTAATAGTTTGTTTATAAAAATAGTGTCGTTAACGTGTTTTGTTATAGGTGCAGATACGCCAGCAGATCCTATAAAATCAAAATGCTGCATTAAATCACTTATACTACCAGTGTTAGGCGAAGAAGCATTTTCACCATATCGTTCATCAACACCTTCAAGATCAACTCCAACACCTGAATGCGATAAAGTTATTATATTTGTACCTTGATAAAAGCCATCAACATCTAATAATTTACCAAGATGAGGTTGCGTGGTATTCGCGTTTGGATGTCCGTCTATACCAAGTGATGGAAGTATAGTACCACCGTTACCTGCTAAACTACCCCAACTAGCTTGATCTTGTAAGTAACCGTTTAAGCCTGTTCTAAGAACTGTTTGGTTTATATAATCTGCAGCACCATTTACATTATTACCTACAGCAAATTCATTAAAATTTGGATGACTAAATGGAACACCACTTGCATTACTATCATCAATATAATGAAAACCTGATGGGCCAAGATAAGCAGGACCATGAACGTTAGCATTATTTGTATTACTTATACTAGACGAAGGGCTATTGTGATACAGCCCTAAATAATTACTACTTCTAGCTGACTGCGAAGTAGCTGTACCCATAACAACTGGCATGTCATATCGATTATTAGCACTACCCCACCAATTATAATAAGGAGCAAAATCATTAAAGTTAATAGTGTTTGCAACTAATGGAAGTGGATTATATCCCACGCTAAATGTTTCATTTTTAGTCAACCAAGCGTCTGTATTAGTAACGCTGTGATAATGCTCTGTAGTTTTAAATCTTCTAAAACCTTCAACTCTATCAATAAACCAACCAGATGATTCACCAGTGCCAGTAAGATTATGACTAGCTAAAGCCCAATAATCTTGACCAACACCGCCATCAAAATTAAGATCTGTATTGCTTGTACCTTGTTGTTCTGATATAGATATAGCTTCTTCCGGGCCAGAAGTAGCTAAGTTATTGTAATACCCATAAAATGGATCACCAGCAGAGTGAGGTTGACTACCTGTAGACCACGTAGAATAAGGATTTATATACTGTACATATTGTGAGTTTGCAACTTGCCAATTTACTGAAGAAGATATTGGTTTTATTATAGTGCTGTCTAAGTCAGAATCTCTTTTTATTTTAACAAAAAATCTACCATCAAACTCTGGTTTGTTTTCTACTATTCTTTTTCTTAATTCTATTTTAGCACCACCAGTATAAGTAGCAATTGTTCCAGAAGTAGAAAGAACATTTACATCTGCTTCAAACTTTTTAAATATTTTAAACTTATAATCACTACCTAAATCTTCAACTCCTTGTATTTTGTACCAATTACTAGAAAAATTATTACTATTAACACCTACACCCGTAAATCTTACATCAAAGTCTTTTAAAAATACAGGTGTAGAAGGCGCTGGTAAAGTAGGATCAAGATGTAATATAGCTTCCCAACCAGCATTTTGTATTGCTGTTTTACTAAAAATAAAATCAGAACCACCAACTACAGGGAAACCACTACCACCTGGTCCACCTAAATCAAAAGGTGAAGAAGATTGAGTTTCTGCAAGTAAAGGTTGTTGTATTTTTGAAGTCTTAATAAATAAAGGTGCTTCATTTTCTATAGCAATACACTTGTATCTTGCTGGTGAAGAAACAAATGTATCTGTATCGTGTTCTTTTTTAAGTATTAAAAATGTTTCTAAATCTAACTTGTTTCTTTCAGATGAAGGAAAACTAATCCATATATTACCATCTTCAGCATCGTACCAACGATCCATAGCTAAGTTGTAATACTCACTTGAAGTTTCTTTTACAAAAAACTTATATGATTTAGCCCACTCAGGATGTGTATTGTAAAGCTGTGCTTCTAATCTATTTTTTTGATCTGCTACTATTTTTTCTACATACAATGAAGACTTGTCAATTGTACTATTAGAAAATACAGGTGTTTCTCTACCATACTCATCTATATATGCAACGCCTAATTGATATGTTCTTAATGTTTTTATTGATTTTGTAGGAGAGTATAGATTTAAATAATTATTAAACGGGTTTGATTGTTGTGGTAGTAAAGATCCATTTGCACCCATTTCTTTTGAAGTTACAGAGGCTTTTATATCTACAGATATTTGCGACTGTGGATCTAGCTCTCCATAATTAAATTCATTAAAGTATTCTAAAGCTTTTGCTGTTACAGCAAATCTATTAAACATATTGTAGTTTTGCAAATAGTTACCATACACTAATCTATTACCTACAACCTCTTGTGCTAAAGCTATTCTTGGCACATTATCGTAAGGTCTTAGTAATTGATTAGATGGTAATATAGCGTGTATCATTTCTGATGTTATTCTAGTCCAACCTCTAGTAAATTGACTAGGCACTAAACCATTAGCACTACCTATCGTTTTTGGACCTATAGCGTTCCACTCGCTATAATTAGCAGTAGCTTCATCTAAACTAAATATATTATTTGACCAAGGTTCAAAACCTGGTACCCAATCGTTTTCTAAACGTTTTATAGTTTTTACAGTATATATGTTTGGCGAGTTTGATTCTTTGTAAAGTATGTCTATAGATATAACATCATCTGGTATAGTCTGTCCATGTACAAAATCTCTTATAGCTAAAAATCTTAAATTATTAACCATACCTAAGTTGTAACCTTCTTTCGGTAAATAATCAAACTCTTGTGGTAAAAACGCTACTTGAGAAAAAGGAGAAAACGAAGAATACTCACCATCTTCATATTTATATCTTATACCAAACCTAGGAAATTTAAATTGAAACAGAGCTTCTGCTTGCTCTAATTCTACATACCATTCACCAGTGATAGATACAAGATTTTTGCTTCCAGATAAAACTTTTAAAGTACAAGCGCCGGTAACTATATCATAAGATAATATTTCAGCTCTAACAAACTTATTGTAATCCGTTGGATTATTAACACCATCATATATATTTATTATATCACCAATAACAAAATCTGGAAAACTAGTTATACCAAGCGTACCGCCAACAACGTTAAAGTTTATTAATAAACTTTGAATAGGATCACTATCGTTGTCAAAAAATGGATTACCAGGATCTGTTGCAAAATTACCGTTTATATTGATAAAAAAATCAGGAGCATAGTTAGTGGCTTGTGTACCTTGTTCTGTTCTAGTTTTGTTATTCATTTCTAAAACAGGTGGAACTAGTGGGCTTTTCTTTATAACAGTTATATGCTCGTGTGTTAAATCACCTTTAGGATAATAATCTACACTAGCATTATTAGTTGATATATCTCTTACGTATAACTGTGTTTGGCTTGTAAAATTAGGTGTACCTAGTTTACATCTATCAATATGTATTCTTTTTGGTTCTGAATAATTATCAGTCCAAAATAACATATTTTCTATTATGTTAATACCTGTGATTGTAAATGCTCTATCGAAATTTAATACTCTACCGCTTTCATTTCCCGGTATAGTTCCTGCAGGAAACAGGTCTACAACAACGGGCGTTGTTGTTTGTGTTTTATAATCATACTCAGCTATTATATCAGAAGTTGTACCAGCTAGCATCCAATATATTTTATCATGCTGTTCGTTAACCATGCTACCAACACAATAAAAATCACCATTATTAAGCGGATCAATTGTTATTAGCGACATGTTTAAATTACCCATTACTGTTTGCACAGTACCCATATCAGAAGTATCTGATGTAGCAACTTCTATGTTTAACGCATCTCTATATTCACCGTTAGGTACTAGTCTCTCATCAAGGTCTTTGTTCATACGACCTGATGAAAATCTATGATTCAGATTTGGCATATTATATTAATGTTTAATTTGTTTCGACTTACCTCTAAATATTTGAGTAATCTCTTCTAATTTAATATTAGATAATCTTAATTTTGCTTTTCTTGTTTCAGCAAATCTTTCTTTTTTATATCTTTGTATTACATACTCTGGTATATTTCTTCTAGTAGATAATAAACCGTACATAATCCATTTGTACAAAGCTTCTTCAGCTAGCTTATGTACTTGCATCTCGTGATCTGTTCCTAAGCTATCACTTATATATTTTAATATCACAGTTTTTCCTGAAATATTAGAACTAAAATGTATTTTTCCTGCATTACAGTCTATATAATAAGAACCATTTACCTGTGCATGCTGTGGATCTAAACCAAACCTTCTGCCTTCGTTAGGCCAATATATATCGTTTTGATAATCTTGATAATCATTTGAGTTGTTTTCAGAAGGCTCGTGAGCTTTATAATTATTCCAAGCAGTTGAATTTTCATTATAAATTAAATCTTCAGAATCTGGTATACCATCGTCGTTTGTATCACTACTATAAGTACCGTCAGCGTCTTGTTTTATAGATCTTGGATTACTAGTTTTAGTAGCAGGGTATAATACGTGTTCTATACCAGCAGCGTCAACACTTGTAAGCTTTACGTAGTTAACATAATCATGAGGCAAAGGCATTGTTAAATATGGTGGCACAATTATTTCTTGTGATTTGCAAGACTTAAAAGTATCAAAGCTTAATTCTGCTAAAGCTCTTTGTGCGTGAAAAGCGATATCTGTTCTTTGCGCTTTTGGTATAAGCTTATCTTCACCAACGTGAGTAAACATAAAGTTATTTATTATTTCACTTAATGGCATAAATTGATAACTACCTAATCTAGTGTTTGGATCATCTTGATTAAAAGTTAATGTTACGGTTGCTCCAATAACTGAAGGTCCACTATAAAAAGTATTATCAAACTCAACATACCAAACAGGTATTTGTGCACCAGCATTCCACTTTATAACATAATTATTATAAAAAACATTACCTACGTCTTGATATGTAGGTGAAACAAAAGTTCCATCAACATATAATTTATAAGATCCAGGTAAAGCTAAGTTTGGATCATTTGGGTCAGGTGATACATCATTATAAACCGCTGAAAAAGCGTGATTAGCAACCTGTATCGCAGTGCTAGCTCCTGAGCTTATACCAGTAAAAGTGTACTTACCTCCATAATATCTTGCTTGTGAATATTGATGTTCTAATAATGCCATTTATTACATTTTTTGTTGTTGTATTCTTTTTATGTCTTCTTGATCTGCTATTTGTACTAAACCAGGTTTGTTTAATATTATACCTGCTAGTTCTAATATTTTATTAACAAGATTTGTTTCTTCACTAATATGTAGTTCAAAATCTGTAGCTCTAGCAGCGTTATATAAAGCTCTCTCGTTTACTACTACATAACCCCACTCAGCTTTAGTAGGAACTCTAATCATATTAGCTGATACTATACCCTCTTCTGGCAAAGTGTTAGCATCTATAACAGCAGGTGTAAAAACTTGTATTTGGTATTGCGTAGCTAAAGAAGACATTGTATACACAGGTCTATTTATAGTAGGATGTAATATTCTTGAGTTCATTATTAACTGAAAATCTTTTTGTGATATTTTTTCACAATTAACAGCTTTATCACTTACAGTTAAAAATACGTTTTCTACTCTATAAATATCTACAGGTGTAAACTGATTTGAAACTAACTCTTCAGTAACACTAAATAAATCTATTTTTTCATCTAATATATCATCTGGATCAGAGTGACCAAGGTCATTACCAACTACTCTTTCAGTTTGACCTCTGTCGTAAAAATATTGTTCGAATATAGCCATTTGAGCTTGATTAGCCATTAAGTTAAACTCTATAGGTGTTATATAACCTCTTTGTTCTTTGTTAGCCGCAGCTAAAACTCTTTGATATACCGTATCTATACTTACCGCCATAATTATTTTGTTTTATAAGGAAAAGCTTTATTTAAAGCTTGTTGTCTTTTTTTACAGCCACAATCTTTTTTACCCATAGCCTTAGCACCTATTTGTGCTAAACTATGAATACCAGTAGCATGAGTAAACTTTGCTATGGTATCACCTAAACCTCTTGAAGGTTGACCGTAATTTCTTAGTGTTCTACTCATATTATATTTTTAAAAAGGTTACCCCGAAGGGTAACCATAAATGATTAATTTAATCTTTTTTCTATATTTGCATATATTTCCATACCTTCATCAGTTTTAAACCAATGTGCTAAAGCAGTGTATGGATGTTCATCAAAAGGAACTGTCATTATAACTCTATTGTTAGAACCCCATAAAAAGTTTCTTTGATCTTGAGACAACTTAATAATACCAAGCTCGGTAGCTTTAATACCAAAGTTTCTAAGTTGAACATTATCATCAGCAGCTAATTCTAAGAACAAAGCAGGATTACTACGAGCAAATACTAATAAATCTCTTTTAAGCTCTTTAGAACTCATCTTAGATACTTCAGAGCCTTTTTCTACACGCATAATAGCTTCTGCCATATCAATATCTATTTCTCTAGCCATAACTATAGCATCTGCTTCTAGCTCTAATATTTCTATTTCGTTAGCAGCTTTTTCAGAGGGTTTAAACTCATAAAATAGTTTATCTCTATCAGGATGGTATAATGATAAAAACTTTTGTAATACAGTTTTTTCTTTTTCTACAAACAAAGCTCCATTTCTAAAAACAACATGTGATAATCTTTGATCACCTTTCATTTCATCTACAAAAGCTGTTCTTTGATTTTGACAGTATTTAAGTTCTCTTTCATAACCTTTTTCTTTATCAAACCAATAAATATTAGCAGATCTTATCATCCTAGACAAAGGTTTTTGAGATCCAGTTAAATAATAAACTCTATCTTTTATTTCCCATTCAGGTTTTTTAGGTTCAACTTTTTTAGGCTTTGGTGTTTCAACAATTGGTGTTTCAACAACAGGCGCCTCTACCTTTTCTATTTTTTGTTTTTTTGCCATAATATAATATATAATAAAATTAATAAAAAAGCCGAGGCCGAAGCCTCGACTTAATAATGATTTACTTCATCAACATGAAGTTATTAGCAGCTTGTGTAATTAAACATCTTTCAGTTAAGAAGTGTAATTGCATAGCGTCTAAAGCAGATGTAGCAGCACCAACAGAACCAGTAACCCAAGTTTTCATTCTTCGGTCATCAGTTTGCGAAGCTCTATATCTAACGTGTAAGAAAGGTCTTTTCATACTTGCTCCAACAGTTTGATCATAAACTGAAGAAGTACCAGCAGGAATAAATACACCTCTAATAGCATTAGAACCTGCGGCAGCGTTAATACCACCTCTAGTAGCTAAATCATTTAAGTATCTAAAGTCAGATTTGTAGAAGTCGTAAGAACCTCTTCTGAATCCAGTGAAACCTAAATTTAAAGCCATATCTTCAGAGTTATCAAACACTCCGTAAGAAGTACCACCAGCTCCGTAAGAGTTCATTGAAGCTAACATGTCATCAATAGCTAAGCTAGTTGATCTGTTAACAAACATCATGTACTCTTCAATAGCACCTTGCTTGTCAAACTCAGCAAGTATTGCATCAAACTCAGCTAAATCAGTAGCAGCGTTAACACCAGTAACACCAGAAGTAACATTACCACGAGTTTCAATAGCATCAAACAAGCCTTGTGTACCAGTTACATCACCTGTATTAGAACCATAAATATGGTCATCAGTTAAATCTGCGTTAGCATTTATACCACCATATAAACTAGCGTTAGCAGTAGCAAATTGAGGACCTCCAAGCTTAGACTCAAGCATTGACATTTCAATGTAGTCAGTAAATCTAGCTCTTGTATCAGCTTCAGCTTTCAAGTACCATAAATAACCTGATTGACCAGCTTCAGTAGATACTTCAACCCAACCAATTCTAGATGCATCAGATCCTGATACTTCAAAGTAATCTTTCATAATAATTGGTTTATTAGAAAAAGATTTAAAGTTTGGCTCGTTAGCACCTCTTGTAGCGTCACCATCGTAGTTATCTCCTTTTTTAAACTCAGAACCATAAACTAATATAGTTAACGATCCAGAAGTAGAACCAGCAGCGTCATCAGTAATAGAAGCAGCTAATAAGTTACCAAACCCATAAGGAGCAACGTTAATAGTAGCAGCTGGAGTAGTTCTGTCAATAGAAACAACAACAGCTTTTACAATAGCACCGTTAGTTGAACACGCTATAAGAACAGTATCATTTTTTCTAATACCGTGATCAGTACCTATATCGTTACCATCAATATCAGTTTCAATTTCAATAATACCACCAGTAGCAGCATCGTCATCTGTACATTTACCTTTGTAAGATAAGTGTAATCTTCCTTGCTCAGACCATACTACTTGATCAGCAGTCATAGCCTCTTCTGCACCGATTTGATTTAAAAAGCCAGATATAGTCCTTGGACCATAAATCTCAACTTCTCTCTCCATCAAATCTGGCACATATTGTTGCGCCCAACCTTGTCCAGCTGTTGACGCAAGATCTAAATAATTAGTTGATAAAGTCAACTGACCAGTAGCCGGTTGAACATTTAACAACGTTCCATTCGTAATTGCCATAATTAATAATTTTTAAATTGTTATTTTTTAAACTTATTGTTTTTAATTTTAAATTTAAAATCAGAAGAATTATTACTTAAAACTTTTACTTTCATGCCTCCAACGTTAACTTCACCATGAGCTTGTCGCGGTTGCATATTAACATTTTTAGCTTTAGCAACACTTGTTTTCATAGCATCAGCTTTACCTTGCTCATAAAAATGCTTAGCAATAGCATCTGCGTTCATAGCTGTATATAAAGCTTTATGATATCCAGCCGCGTCTGACATTTGGTTTTTTTCATCAAGAAACTTTCCTATGAATTTACCAATATCATCTTGACTGCTCTTTACTTTATCTACATCTTTAACATTAAATCTATATTTTTTATCTCCAACACTATATTCAAAGCCTTTAAATTTATTGTTAAAAACTTGATTTGTTTTCTTTAAAAAATTAGATTTTGTCGCTTCTAAAGTTTTTTGCTGTTCTTCAGATTCTTTGTTGTATCTATTAAAAAAATCCCAAGCTTTTTGTTGTTCCGGAGTCAACTTTGATCCAGCTTTGATTTCTTCATAGTATCTGGACTTTTGCCCGTCCAAGTGGCTTCTAGCGCTGGCAACTTGCTCTTTAAACGCTAGTTTTTTTCTTCGTATTTCTCTATCAGTATCTTCTTCTTCGTCTACTTTAAAAGTATCTTCCATTAAGAAGTTTATTTCATCGTTAGTTAAATGAGGTTTTGTTTGTTTGTAATATTCAAACACAACATCGTTATCATCTAACTTACTATAATCTTGATTAAGTTTTACGTAATCGTTTATATCACCACCAGTATCTTGCATAAAGTCTACTAACTTTTGTATGTTTTCTGGTAGTGGTTTACCTGTTGCTTCTGCTTCAGCTATAGCTTCTTCAACTTTTTCTTCTACTTCTGCTACTTGCTCTTCAGTGTTATCTTCAGTTACTTCTTCTAATACTGTTGTTTCTTCTTGTGCTTCAGCTTCCGGTTGTATTTCTTTTTGTTCTTGTGTGGGCTCGGCGTTTTCAGGCTCTGCAACCACTCCGCCGTCGTCAGCGTTATCTTCTTTAGTTTCATTTTCTTCTTGGTTTATTGGTTTGTCTAAATCTATTTTTATAACATCTGGATTATCAGCTGACATAAATTTACTTTCATCAACTTGTTCAGTTGTTTCTTGTGTAGTTTCTTCAACTACGTTTTCATTTTTTTCTTCCATAATATAATATAATAATAATTAATAATTTTATCTAGGGTCAAATACACCTAAATCAAAACCACCTCCTAGTATATCATTACCTGCAGACTCAAAGTTTTTAGGTGGTTTGTCTGTTTTTCTTTGTTCAATCATCTCGCTTTGTTGAGTTGCTTGAATTTTTGTTCTTTCGTCTTTACGGTCTTCTTTTTCTTTATCTCTTGTTTTTTGACCTTCAACTTCTAAATTTTTTAACTGCATGTTCATCTCAAACTCTAGTTGCATTAGTTCTTTTTTATGCTCAACTTCTTGCATCATTTTTTGTGCATCAAGTTGTGCTTTCATTTGTTCTAGTTGCGCTTGGTTTTGTGTTATAGCTTGATTTTTTTGAACTTCTGCTTGAGCAGCTACTTGTTGTGCTTGAGCATTAGCTTGTGCTTGTGCTTGTATATTTTGTTGTTGTAATACTTGATCTCTTGCAATTTTTTTATCTCTACGTAGTTTAAGCATTTCGTTTGCTAACTTAACGTTTTTAATATTTCTAATATCTATAGCATCTTCAAGATCTATACTTTTTTGCTGTATAGCCATTTGTACGTTGTTCTCAAGCATTGCTTTTTCTTCTTCATCAGGCGCTAGCTCTAAGAATATACCAAAATCATATAAATGTAAACTTGACATTTCTTCAAGCGTTGCAACATTATGAACACCTATAGCTTGTATAAAAGCTTCTTTAGTAGGCGAGTATTCTATAATATCAGATATTCTAAGCGACAAGCACTCTGCTATTTCTGAAGTTATAAACAAACCGCTTTGTAATATATGTCTTGTAGCAGTATTACTATTTGCTGCAGCTAATTTTTGTACACCAACTAAAGCGTTTTTATCTGGCATACTACCGTCTCTAGCTTCGTTTAATCCAGTTACATCTCTAATCATTTGCAAGTAATAATTATAATTAGCTATTAACGCTTGCATTTTTTGCCCACCAGCTCCAGACGTTATCTCTTGTATTGGCACTTTACCAGGGTTCATATCACCGTCTTGCGTAAATGATCTACCAATAACACTACCTGTTTGAAAGAACATGTTTAAAGCTTCTTGCGGATTATAGTTTGTACCATTACCTAAATCTATTTCAGCTAAACCATCAGCGTCTAAATAAACACCATCTGGCACCATACGTGACATTACTTGTTGTAGCTTTAAATGAGTTAGCTGTATCATATCAGCAAAACCAGTTATACGATTAACTAATGAATCTATTTTACCTTCGTACATACGCGGAGCTACAATACTATAGTTCATTTTAACTTTAGTAAAATCACTTTTAGGTCTCATCATGTTTTTAGACATTTCCCATTTAAGTAATTTATTTGTACCTAGTATTAAAGCACCTTCATAAAGAGTTTCTATAGATCTTAATAATTTACCAAAACCACCTTCCATATTTTCTGGCGGATCAAACTGATCGTCTTTAGGTATTATTTTATCTGCACCACTACCTGTTTCTTTTATTTTATACACTTCGTTCATATAAGTTTTATAATTAAAATATAAAACTTGTACCGTATTATTATCTTCTTTCTTTTTATCGTAACGAGTATTATAATTATTTCTATTATAATTTTTGTTATTCATTATATCTTCAAGATCTTCTTGCTCTAAATGAGGAAATTGTTTTGCAAGCTCGTTAACAGGTATTGATTTAACTTCACCAACATAATATATATCGTCAAAGTATGGTGAGTCTGTATATGAATAAACTAAATCAGCTGGATCAACATAATCTATAGTAACACCTTCAGAAGTTGTAAAATTAGTTTTAGCTGCACCTATACCTAAAACAGTTAAGTCGTAATAAAAACGTTTTTTAGTTAACTCGTATTTATTACCTTCCATTAAAACATTTAAAGCTTGCTCTTCTGCTATTTCAACAGCTTGCTTATAGCTAAGCTGCATGTGTAGATCTAGCTCTTGTTGTGTTACAGGTAAAGTGTTTGGATCATTTTCATAAAGATCAATACCCATTGTTTGTTGTGCAGTGTCATTAAACTCTCTGCTTTGCATGTCTCTCATTATTGACTCCATGTATTCTGTTCTTTTAGCAATACCATGTGGATCTTGAGAATAAGCTTTTATATCATAAGTTCTTTCAGCAATACCATTAACAACTATATCTACAAACTTTGCTATTATAGGTACTGGTGTCCAGTCTAAATTTAAATAAGATAAATCACCGTTTATAGATAATTCATCTTTATATTTTTGTATTGATTGTTCACCTCTAGCGTAAAGCCTTAGTTTATGAAACTCGTTACGAGTATTCATATATCTATTCAAGCTAGCATCATCATTAAACCACTCATGCTCTATAGCTTTAGCAACTTTTAAACCGTAATCATAACTTAGCTTTTCAGCATCACTTACAACTTGACTAGGAAAATAACTTTTGTTAGAATATGCCATATTTATTCTTTGATTATTTGAGACATATTTCCATTATTTGAAAACTTAGAAATATGTATATTTAATTTTTGTTTTTCTATTTTAACGTTTGGTGCATACAAATGTCTATTACACGCCATTATAGCTAACCCACTACTTATTGTGGCATCAAACTTTGTTCTTTTATTTATATCAAACTTAGACCAGTCATTTAATAATCTATTAAAATAAACATTACCAAATGTACCATCTTGCTTCATACCAACGTGATCTTGTATATACATTTCAATAGCAGCTGCATGAGCTTGTTTTATATCTTCACTAGAGTTTGGTATACCACCTATTTCTTTTTCAGCAACAGATAATTTATTCCAAACTTTATCTGGTCGGTTCATACTAAAACCTCTGTAACCTCTACGCCTTAAATAGTATAATAGTCTAGGTTTATTATTCTCTGCTAGTATTGGCATACCATAAAATACTAAAGCCATCAATACATCTTCAAAAAATATTTCAGCCGTAGGTGGTCTTGATAAGTATTCTAAAAAGAAGCTGTTAGCTGGAGCGTCCTCCATACTGAACTTAGTAAGCCCGTGAAGTGCTCCTTTCGAACCTTCACCATCTACGGTCCCGGATATATCATATGAGTCACATCCAAAAGCACCCATATGTTCATTACCAGGATATTTTATACCATTTTTAATTACCACTCTATTTTGTAAT